GCAAGCAGATAAAGAATCAATTACAGTTCTTATGCTTGCTGCTGCTACCTGTTGAGGTGGTAGGTGAGTGATAGGAAGTAGTTGAGAAAAGCTAACTCCTGCTTTACCTGACTCAATTCTTTTTCTTACTGCCCTTAGGTGGATAACTATTTTATCTACACCATAGGCAGCTAAAGTCTCTCCCCATTTAGAGAGAGACTCCATCTTTTTCTTTTGCTGGTTGTGTGTGATGAGCCGAACTCTATCGCACCCAAGCGTTAACATCTCTCTTTCAAGAGCAATCTGTTCTGTCAGGGTTGTCATCTCGATACCAGAGAAGTTCTCTTAGTTTGATATTCAATTAACTTTTTCCCAGAAGCGCATCTTCTCCTCGTAGCTTTTTTCAAACCACTCGACTAAGATTCTCCTGGCAAATTCAGCCTTGTTTATTCCTGATGCTTCAGATAAATAATTTAATCTAGTCATCAGTTGTTGAGGCAAGACAACTTGTAACTTCCCATCTTTATTGGGATCTATTTTTGGATCTGATATCGGTTTGTTTATCAGCTCCTCAGCAAGTACTGATTCATTCATCTGTTTCACCTCTAAAGAAAAATTTTCTAAGAACTGGTTCGATCAAGACATTTGAAACTATTGGGTCGGGAAATTCCTTCTTCAATAGTCGATTAAATTCTTTTTCTAATAGTTCTTTCTCTGTTGCTGTTGCTTCAGGTGGATCAGGAAGCATAAGCCAATGGGTTGCATCGTCAGGTGGATACTTCCAATGCCCCTGCATAAACCCAAAATCTCTAACGTAAAAGAGAACAAGTTCATCTCTATTTGAGTGAGCTTTGTTAGGTTTTTTTTCAGTTATTAAATAGAACTGATCTAATTGTTCAAGCATTTTTTTTGTGGTGGGTTGTTTAAAAGAAACAGCCCCCAGTCACAGCAAAGTAAACTCTGTTGTGAGCTAGGTTCAGTTCCATATCGAGAAAGATACCATGTTCGATAGCTTTGAAAGATCTCTTTATCTTGAGCATATCGAGTTGGCTTTAACTCATTCTTCATATTCATTAAAGAGCCAGTCATCCTGACGTTTAGCTTTAATACCTGCTATCAGGTCATGTGTAGCTAATCTACACTCTTCCACGATAGGCTTAGGCAACTCTGAGCGCAATCTTTGTACAATCTTTGACATCTTCTCAACTGTCTCAGGGTTGCGACTGGTCTTCATCCTTGACCAAGACTCAATCAACAGCCCCTTGTTGCTTTCAAGAATATGTAAATAGCGTTTCATTGCTCCCATTGTTTTTCAATTTTAAGTTTACGTTCTTCCAATGTGTTTCCTAATGGTGATTCTCTAACAACAGTAGAGATAGAAGAAAAAACCCAGACCCCCATCAATAATGCGAGGGCTGAGTAGATTAATAAACGTGGCATTTTTAAATAGATGCAATAGTGTTTACAATTAGTCTTTTAAGAATGATAATAGTTTCCCTGTTATCAAGATCTTTATAAGACTCAACATCAGGCTTAGAGCCTGTAATTCTACAAGCTCGGTAGTAGATAGACTCTAGTTCCCATAAAGTCTGATGAGTTTTACGTTTCTTGTTAGTCAAAATGTTTTGTAGTGGGTTTGTTAAGGGATAGAATCCCTCAGTCAGCCCCAGTTATGGAGCTGAGAGAGAGAATCAATTGGCTGTAAATTTAACTTGACCTACTGTATTGCCATTAATATCTCTCAATTTTGTTTCTAGTTCCCATGACGTATCAGGGTCTATAACCGATTCAATGGCATTGGCATAACTTTTTAGGATTCTTGAAACTTCAGAACCTAAATTCTCACCAGCAAAAGCTGAGTTATCGGTGTTAATTTTAATTGTAAGGTTCATAATCATTCATTTAAAAAAAATGTATATGTTCCCCTGTCTTTTGTTACCTGATTCATTTGCCAAGTGTATTCTTTAGGGCATGTTTTTAACCAATCTCTAAAAGATTTGTTCATTATGTGGCCGTTGTAGTATGTGTTACTGGTTAATGTGTGCATTACTTAGCCTCCATACAAGTTTTACATAGGCTTACTGGTAGCCTCATCTGATGAGTAACAAAGTAAGTACCATCAAAAGTCTCAGTTTTACCTTCAACTTTTTCCCCTAAAGTAATGCTTCTTTGTCCATATAAATCCCCTTTATTTATTGAAGATTTACAGGAATAGCATTTCCTTGTTTTCCTTGTTTTTTTAAGTTTCATTTGGTGGGTTGTTAGGTTTCCTGGGTTTTAAAAGCCCCTGCACCTGAAACCCATAAAGTGCAGGGACTCTTTCCCTCTTACTAATTTGCCGAAAATAAGAGGGAAGGGCTAAGAGAGGAATTGCACCTCTCATTCAGCTTTTACTGATTAGCTTGTTGTTTTTAAGGGAATGCCCTTCTTAGAATCTTCATAAGTGATTCTTTGTGTTGTGGGTATTCCTGTTATATCTTCAAAGTCTTTAAGAGCTTGCTTTGATGTTCCCCCTATATGCCAATAATGTAAGCCTTTAGGTGTTGTTTCTTCTTTCCAGTCGTAAACATAAAAAGAAGTCATCTTCCATTCAACGCTTACCTTGTCCAATGGGTTGTCTCTGTAGCTTCCCTCTCTTAACTTCTCAGGTTCTCCCATGTTCTCAACTAAATAATCATATGTAGTGAGTGCATAACCTTGTAGCCAGCCTGTCATGGTTTAATCTCCTTTTGGTGGGTTTATTCCCTCTTTTGAGGGAAGAGCTAGGGTCAGGGTTTGCACCTGACCACCCGCTTAAACGGATTAGCTAATAACTACCATAACCAATAGTGTCTTTAGATTCTGGAAGTGTTTTAAGCGTGTAATAGCCAAACTCTTTTCTTAATCTTTCAACAGTATCGTCTTTTGAATAGTCCTTGTTTTGATACTCGACTGCTGAGTAGCCCTTATCCTGGACAAATTTGGTTAATTGCTTTTTGTCTATCGTTGAAGCTATGTGTCCATAATCTCCGCATACATTCGCAATTAATAAAACATTTAATGACATTGTTTTAACTCCTTTGTTCTTCGTATCCATCAAACCACGCTCCCTTCTGCTCTGTATAAGCTAAGTTCTTAACACTCTTGCAAGTGCTTGAGCTGGTCTCTGGATCTTTACAATGCTTCTGGGCTTCTTCTAAGGTTAAGCCTGTCTTCATTGTTAAAGGCTTCCACTTCTTATCATTGAAGTGAAACCTGACTATCTTGTAAGTCATAGGTGGGTTGTCTTTAGGTTCTATCGGAGAATAATCCCCCGATAATTCCAATATAGTCCAAAACGATTCTTTTGACAATGGGCGGCTAAAAAGAAATTCACAGAACCCCACCCCCCACCCTCAAAGATTATTACAAATTCACCCCAGGAGCCCCCAAGAAGTTCCCTGGAGTTCCCTGGATTCATCATGAATAAATAAATAGAGGCCGAAGGGGGGTAAACGAAGTTCCCAAATATGCGATAACCCCCTCAGATTTTTCTACCAAAAATCCAAGATCAATCTTAGATAGGGGAATCTGTGTTCTTCATATATGGACAGGAGGAAAAAGCTTGTTATGTTTTGAGTAGACACTCTGACTAAATCCCCATTAGGAGTTAGAGTGTTAGGGAAGGGAGTTCTCCAATGGTGGGTGGAACTCCCTAGTTAATTAAGGAGAGGATTATGAAATCGACAGATGTATTAGCTGATGTCCATGAGCTATTAGCTCAATGGTGTTTGGAAAGATTGAGAGAAGGGGATGCAACGGCAGCGGATTTAAATATTATTAGGCAGTTTTTAAAGGATAATCAGATAAGTGCACAGCCAGTAGAGGAAACGAGCTTTGGGGAGTTAGCTAAAGCATTACCAGATATAGAAAATGTAGTATCCTTACAGAAGAGACGAGCTTAATCATGCCAAAAGGTAAGGGAACATACGGAACGAAGGTAGGAAGACCACCGAAGAAGGGAAATAAAAAATAAATGAAGAAAGGATGGGAGCCATTACCAGAACCTTTTAATAAAGACTTTAGATATTTCTTGGTAGTTGTCTGGACGCACCTACAAT